ACCTGAGGCAAAACTCTTCGACGACAGAGCTGCCTCACGTAAAGCTATTAGTTATTCTCCTCCAGGGGGTGATAATGCTATATCAAGAACCTTCAACTTCTTAGGTGAAGTGATAAGACTACCTTCACGGGGACTTGTGGCTGGCGATGAGTTTTTCAAGGCGTTCAACTACCGGGCTTATGTCCAACAAGAACTAGCAGCCGAAGCAATCCAGAAAGGACTCAGAGGTAAAAACCTATCTAAGTATGTTGCAGATAGAGTCCAAGGATACACCACTGATACCGGAAGGATCTTCAATGAGGCAGGCATTAGGCGCGACGCAGAGCTCAAAGCTGACGAGATGGATCTAAAGTTTGAAGAACGACAGAACTTTATCGAAAAGGAAGTCGCTAAGGCCTCCCAGCAACCGTTTGTTTTACCTGACGGCACAGAGCTCAGCTACAAAGATCGTGGAGCACTAACTGCTAAGGCAGAGCAAATGGCTAAGATCAACACGCACACGCAGGACTCACAGAACAGCGTGTCAAACATGTTGTCTATGTTAACGCAGAAACACCCAACGCTTAAGTTTGTGATTCCGTTTGTGCGCACACCGACGAACCTGTTGACCTACGGTATCTCTCGGTCTCCCTTTGGATCTCTACAGGTCCTAAGTAAAGACTTTAGGGCCAAGCTTAGGAGCCCTGACGCTTCAGTGCGCGCCGAGACACGAGGACGACTTGCTACCTCAGTGACCACCACGGCTGCCTTGTTGTATTTCTTACAGAGCGGTAAAGGCCAAGGGCTCATCACAGGCTATGGCCCTAAGAACAAAGAGCAACGCGAGTCCTGGGAGATGAACAACCAACAGTATTCGATTAAAATCGGAGACAAGTGGGTAAGTTACAACAGACTCGACCCGATCGCTACGATTCTCGGCGTTGTCGCTGACATCACCGAAGCACAGACATACAATGAGCTCGACGACGGGGACCTTGAGAAAGTGTTCAGTGTTGCAGCCCTTGCGTTCTCAAACAACATCACGTCTAAGTCTTATGTCCAGGGCCTTGATAACCTCTTTGATTTCTTGAAGTTCAAAGACCCAGTGCGAGACGCAGAGAAGTTCCTCGGTAGCATCGCCGGAGGCTTTGTGCCTAACGTGATCAACCAGTCACTTAACTACGAAGAAGACAGACCACTACGTGAAGCACGGGGTATCATTGACCGTATGATCAAACGGACACCCGCTGGGGGCAACCTGCCTCCGAGGCGTAATATGCTCGGTGAAGTCATGACGGTCCCGAGTAGCGGAGGTGTCGCTGGTGTTATTAATCCATTATATATTAAAGAAGACCCAAAGAACGTAGTTGAATATGAGCTTTCTAACCTTAGGTCTGGCTTCAGACAACCATCGCGGTTCCTGCGGCCTGGTGTTGAAGAGTTAGATATGAAAGAATATTATAACCCAGAGACTGGCCAACAGTCTTACGATAGGCTCTTAGAGCTCGTCGGGACCTCAACGATCCGGGGTAAGACACTGCGACAACGCCTAGAAACCATGTTCAACAGTAAAGAGTATGCGGCGTTACCAGAGGCAGATCTCAAAGACGAAACAGGAAGCGACAGCCCTAGAGTTGCCGCAGTGCGACGTATGATCAGGGCCTACAGGGGCGTAGCGAAATCAAAGATGCTCAAAGAAAACCCAGAGCTCCGCATGCGCGAGGCTGAAGCGATCCAAAAAGCACGAGCAGCCAGAACACAATAATGAACTCAACGTATGCACCGTCACTAGTTGGCGTAACAGGGCTCCTCGGGGCCATCACCCTTGAAAGTGTTAACACCTCGATCGCTATTTGCGTCGGGGTCACCACGCTTACATATTTAATAATAAAAATAAGAAAGGAACTAAAGTAACATGGACCGCTCAGATAAACTATATGAACTCCAGGACCTACTGATCGAAGAGTTTTTACTCAGGGTCAAATCAGGAGAGGCATCCACGGCTGACCTATCGACGGTCAGACAGTTCCTCAAGGACAACAACGTGTCCGCCGTGGTCACCGAAAGCTCACCACTCCACGAACTAGTCAACGCCTTGCCGTTCCACGACGATAACGTAGACCGAATTGTAAACATGGCGTCCAATGAGTAGAAACTACAAGAGCGAATACGCTAACTACCACGCTAAGCCGGACCAAAAGAAACGCCGCGCTGGTCGCAATGCCGCCCGGAGACTCATGGCTCGCAAGCTGGGACTCAGCAAAATCAAAGGTCGCGACGTCGATCACAAAGACCGAAACCCCAGGAACAACGCTGCGTCTAACCTACGGCTCCAAAAGAAAAGCCAGAACAGATCACGAAATGGCTGACCTAAGGCAACTCAAAGACTTCAGGAACTTTCTCTACCTAGTGTGGAAACAACTTAACCTACCTGAACCAACCCGAATACAATATGAAATCGCGGATTACATGCAGCACGGAGATAAACGAGCAGTTATCCAAGGCTTTCGCGGCGTCGGTAAAAGCTGGATTTGCTCTGCTTATGTTGTCCACCAGTTGCTCCTCGATCCCTCAAAGAACATACTTGTTGTCTCTGCTTCAAAGACTAGAGCAGATGACTTCTCAACTTTTACTCTTAGGCTTATCCATGAGATGCCACTCCTTAAGCATCTTATACCCCAAGACAAACAACGATTCTCCAAGATCTCGTTTGACGTCGGGCCAGCCCCAGCGTCACACGCCCCGTCCGTTAAGTCCCTGGGTATCACATCTCAACTAACTGGGTCTCGTGCTGACATTATCGTAGCCGATGACGTCGAGGTCCCGAATAACTCGGCGACCCAAATGATGCGAGACAAGCTCGGAGAACAAGTCAAAGAGTTCGATGCGATCATTAAGCCCCTCGATGACGCCAAGGTGATCTTCCTAGGAACACCACAGTGCGAAGACACGATATACCGACAGCTAACCGAGCGTGGCTACCAGACCCGCGTCTGGCCTGCGCAGTATGTTACCCCAGACCAGAACATGAAGCGATACGATGGTCACATCGCTGAGTGTTGTATTAATATTGATAATAAAGGAAAGTCAACAGAGCCACTCCGGTTCTCTGATGTGGATCTTGCAGAACGTAAAGTATCCTATGGTTCTGCTGGTTACGCCCTACAGTTTATGCTCGATTCTAACCTCAGTGATGTCGAAAAGTATCCACTCAAGATCTCGGATCTGATTGTGATGTCGTTGGACACTGAGCTTGCCCCAGAGCGCCTAGTGTGGGCCAAAGACCCGGACCTAGAGTGGGACGGATCGATCCCTAATGTCGGCATGACTGGCGATAGGTTCTACCGGCCTATGAAGACCCTGGGTAAACACATAGAATACACAGGGACCGTTATGTCTATCGACCCGTCAGGACGAGGCAAAGACGAGACAGGCTACGCGGTAGTCAAGATGCTAAACGGTTATCTTTATGTCACAGCGGCTGGGGGAGTCCAAGGAGGATACTCAGAGGAAACCCTTAAGTTTCTCTCTATGACCGCCAAAGAACACAAGGTCAACGAGATCGTCGTTGAGTCTAACTTTGGTGACGGCATGTTCGTCGAATTGCTTAAACCTGTGTTGCGCAAAGTCCACGCCTGTACAATCGAAGAGGTGAGGCACAGCACACAGAAAGAAAAACGTATAATCGATACGCTAGAGCCAGTGATGACTGGGCATAAGCTGGTGGTTGATCCTAAGGTCATCCAGAACGACTACGAGACTAGCCAGGTGTATCCTAAAGACCACGCTCTAAAATACCAGTTGATCTACCAGTTAACACGCATAACACGAGATCGTGGCGCTGTGACCCATGACGACCGCTTAGACGCGCTTTCGATGGCTGTTGGTTACTGGAGTCAGCAAATGGCCCAAGACGCGTCAGAACGCATCCTAGAGCGAAAAGACGAAGATATACGAAAAGAGCTACAGAAACACGCCGAGGCTTACTTTAAGATCCGCCGCGGGGGCGCCAATATTCTCACTTGGTAATTCGTACCGCCTATATTGTAGGACCATAGGTAAAACAATAAGCGATATTAACTAATGTAAGAACAAAAAACCGATGATTTTATATGGATGGGGGAAATACTGTATTGACAAGGGTAGAAATGTCCCCCTATAGTAACTATAGGTTAACTAAAGTCAGTAATGAGTGATAATAACAATATTGAATATTACACTAAAGTTAGTCTATAGTTAGACTCTAAGTTAACTCTAAGTAACCATGGCCAAAGATTTAGAAAGCGTAACTGCTGTTCTCGGAGAACACTTTGAAAACTATGTGATCCTGGTGGCTGACTCTAAGCACAGCTGTAAGATCATCTTTGATAACCACTTTGCCGCTAAAGGACTCGTTAGTGTCGCAAAGAATACCATTGACGAAAGCTTTGGTTCTGGTATTAATTGCTTCGAGATCGACTTCGGTCCACTTTCAGATGACTGACGGTTGATCTTAATGCTTCTTTTGCATTCGTTGTTCCATTAGGCAGGGCTCTTAGTTAACGCTAGGGGCCCTGTTCTATTTTTGGTAAAAATATCTGACACCCCTTATATAACGCAGCAGTTCGCCGCGATTCCCCGTGGTCGGTCGAACAGCTGACCAAGCGAACACTGTTCAAAGACTCAGCGATTTCTTTCTGTCAGCTGGGCGCGCCTACTATCACTAGGGAGCGCAAGGGGGTGCCGGGGTAGACAATGGGTGAGCACTAGGTA